CAAGTATGAGTACCTGCGGGAGTACACCCCAGACGCTACAACGACTGGTGCGCCTGTTTATTACGGGGATTACGACTACACGCATTGGCTTGTAGCCCCGTCTCCTGATGTTGCGTATGATTTTGAGGTTTTGTATTACGAGCGTCTTCAACCGCTTGACTCTTCCAACCAAACCAATTGGTTCACTATTTACGCCCCACAGGCTTTGCTGTATGGGTCTTTGTTGCAGGCTATGCCATACGTCAAGAACGATGAGCGTATGCCTATGTGGCAACAGAACTACGACCTCATCATTCAAACTTTGAAGACTGAGGATGTACAGCGTATTGGTGACCGTCAAGCAACTGTATTGGATACCTAATCATGTCGTCATTTAACTCCCCTTTCACAGGCAACGTCATTCAACCGACTGACGTCTCGTATCGCGAGATTTCAATAGCAAATACAACCCTTCAATTGGAATGGCCTATTAACGGGTCTACAACCAATGATGCCGCCGCTCGTATCATGGAGGTCACCACAACTGGGGTTTCTGAGTTGTGGATGCCTCCTGCAAATCAGGCTTCGGTAGGGCAAGACGCATTGATTCGCAATATAGGTGGTGAAGATTTTGACGTCATGGACTATGCGGGGATTAACACGATTGTGACCGTGTTGGTAGGTGAGGCGCAGTACATCTACATTACCGACAACGGTACTGAAGAAGGTGTTTGGGGCATCATTGCTTTTGGTATTGGCTCTTCTGGTCAAGATGCGGCAACACTTGCTGGATATGGTTTGCTAGCAATTGGTCAGACGCTCAATCAAAGCCAGCCAGTCACAACTTTTTCTTCTAGCTACACAGCGTTGGCAACAGACCGTTCTAGCACCTATGTGTGGACTGGCGGCGCAGGAACGCTGACCCTGTCATTGGCATCAACGCTTGCCGACAATTGGTTTATGTTTGTTCGCAACAGTGGAACTGGCGCTTTAACGGTAACTGGAACTAGCGGTAACTTGGTAAACGGTTCTACGTCAATTGCTTTACAACCCGCAGATTCTTGCATCATTGTTTGTAGCGGCTCACAGTTCTATACGGTTGGCTTGGGTCGGAATACACAATTTGCTTTTACTCAGTTAAGTAAAGCTGTAACTTCTGGTTCTTACACCTTGACGGCGTCTGAAGCCTCAAACGTGATTCAGAAGTACACAGGGACTTTGACAGGCAACGTCACAATTGTTGTCCCGTCAACGGTTCAGGTCTACTACATTGTCAACGCAACATCAGGCGCTTACACCGTCACAATTACAACGGGTTCTGGCGGTACTGCGGTTTTAACAACAGGAACTCAAGTCACATTGGTTTGTGATTCAGTTAATTTGTTTAACGCCAATACAATTTTGGCGGGTTCTTCAAACATTAGTTTGAACAATGGCTCTGTTGGAGCGCCTTCATTGAACTTTTCATCAGAAACCACAACGGGCGTGTACCGTGCGGCTTCTGGTGAGTTTAATATTTCTATTCTTGGTGTTTTGCGTTCAACAGTTTCTGCTTCTGGTTTAGCTATTGTTGGTGCTGGAGCATTTACTGGTGCGGTATCTGGAACTACGGGAACCTTTACTAGTGGAATTTCTGGCGGTACATTCTAATGGTCAAAAAAGTCTTCACGATTGACACGTTACCCGGTGTCCAGCGCGATGGAACTATCTTTGACATGAATTTCTACACGGACGCTCGTTGGGTACGCTTTCAACGTGGTCGCCCAAGAAAAGTGGGTGGCTACCGCGCAATTGTCAGTAATGCAAACGGATACTCTCGCGGCATCTATGTAAACTCGGTTGATGGTATCAACTCAGTTTTTAACGGGTATAACAACGGTCTTGAGGTTGTCAACATCAATAACCTTGGCATAGGTTCTGGTGTTAATCAATTTACTTTTACAGGAAGAGCCTTAACTCTAAACACGCTTGTTGGTGGCTCTAGTTATGTAAACGCCACTTATACGGCTGTACCGCTAACTGGAGGTTCTGGTTCTGGTGCAAAAGCCACCATTGTTGTATCTGGTGGAGCCGTGACCTCTGTGACTCTTACAAGTTATGGTAATAATTACGTTATTGGCAATACATTAAGCGCATCAAACACCAATCTTGGTGGCGCGGGTTCTGGATTCTCAATTAAAGTTAACACAATCACAACTTTTACGGCAAGCGATTTAAACCTATGGCAATTTGATTCTACGTTTGACGCTCAGGGTTCTGGAAACCAATTGCTATTGGCGCACGCTGGTCGTAACTTAGAGCAAATTGACCAGACAACGGTGACCCCAGTTTTGGCTGGAAACATCAATGGCACTACTTTGTCTCCGCTTACAGACACTAATGGAACAACCCCAACAGGTGACACTATTGAAGTTGCTGGTGGTGTAGTGGTTTTGCACCCATACGTTTTTGTGTATGGAGACAATGGTTTAATCAAGAATTGTGTTGCTGGAGACCCATTTGATTGGAACGGGCCTGACTCCAATGAAACAAACGTATCCTCTACAAAAATTGTAAAAGGCTTGCCAGTTCGCGGTGGTTCAAACGCACCATCTGGTTTGTTTTGGTCGCTTGATTCATTGATTCGTGTTTCATATACACCTACTACGGTAACCATATCAGGCTCTCCAGAAACTTTTTACTGGCGCTATGACATTATCTCAAGTCAGTCGTCAATCATGTCTAGTCAATGCGTTATTGAGTATGACGGAATTTATTACTGGATTGGCGTTGACCGTTTCCTGCTATACAACGGCGTGGTCAAGGAAATCAAGAACACGTTTAATCAAAACTACTTTTTTGACAATTTAAACTACGCTCAACAACAAAAAGTCTTTGTTAATAAGGTTCCTCGTTTTGGCGAGATTTGGTGGTTTTTTCCTTCTGGTAATTCAGAAGAGTGCAACGATTGCATCATATACAACGTGCGGGAAGACTGCTGGTATGACGCAGGCGAGGCTTTAGGCGCTCGTCGCACTGCTGGGTTCTTTTCTCAAGTGTTCCATTACCCCATCAATGCTGGTGCAACATTGAGTGAGCAGGAGGTTATTTTCTCTGCATCAATCTCAACAACAAATGCAAATGCCGTCATCACAATTTCCCCAAACAATTTAGTTGCTGTAGGTCAGCAAGTTGTATCTACAAGCATACCTTCTGGGGCATTGGTGTCTTTGATTGCTCCAAATGCGGCATCACCAACGGCAACTGGCACTTCTGGGGCAAGCACTATTGTAGTAAATAGTGCAACAGGCATAGTTTTAAATCAATCCGTTGTAGGAACTGGCATTGGCGTGGGCGCTGTTGTGACCATTATTGCGGGAACGACCATTACTTTGTCTGTGGTCAACAGTGGGGCTGTATCAGGAACCATGTCGTTTTCTGGTTTGAGTCTGACTTTGTCTGCAAACGCAACAGCAACGGTGATTGAGACTGCAAACTTTGAAACTGTGGCTGGTCAAATTATTTTGTGGCAACACGAAATTGGAACGGACGAAGTTATTGACGAATCCGCTGATGCAATAGAAAGTTATTTTCAAACAAGCGATTTAGGTTTTGTAGCGGGCGGCCCTGCACAAACTGCGCCGATTGGCGACAATTTTTGGGTGAACTTAGAGCGAGTTGAGCCTGACTTTATTCAGCAAGAAGAAATGACGTTGCAAGTTACTGGTCGTCCTTACGCACAATCTGCTGATGTAATTTCAGACCCTTATGTTTTTACTCCAGAAACAGGCAAGATTGATATGCGTCAACAAAGGCGTGAAATACGTCTACGTTTCACAAGCAACATTCAAGGCGGTGACTACCAGATGGGTAAGGTACTGTTAAGCGTAACGCTAGGAGACGTCAGACCATTCGGAAATTAACATGGCACTTGCGCTTGTATACGACCCTCGTTATCACACATGGGACTCTTGGACTAGTCTTATGTGCGAGGCTTATGCGGCGCAACAGCTATCAATAAATACTCCCGAAGAGGAGTGGAAGCAGTGGGCAGCAGGTTTAAAGGCTATCGACCTTTTTGTAAATGAAGGCATTCCTAGCCCCTATATATATGAGAACTGGCAAGACTGGGCAACAGCACTAGTCGGAGCAGTCAATCAACCAACAGAGGACACGGCAACATGAACTTCTTAGACATATTTAATTATGTGTCAAAGGTCGCTCGACCTGCGCACACTGTAGTTGCCTTTGCTAACGCGATGGAAGATAAACTTGAGGACATTGGTCTGGACAGCCTAGATGGCTTGGTCATGCTTATGTATTTTGATGAACTCTATGGTATTGCCGATGACGATAGCAAAGAATGGTCGCCAGCGTCTGTTCAGGAATTGCACGACCTAGTTATGGCAAACAAAACTAAAGAGCCAGCATCAATGGAAGAAGTCAAAGAGGTGTGCAGATGATTTATCTTACACACTACCGCACCGCTTCGACTGAAAATGTTGAGTTACTTGACGACATTGTCTATCCACAAAAGGTGAATTGGTTCCCAGATACTTACAACCGAGTAAAGTCTGGTTTGGTTTATGTACCCCACAAGTTGGCGGAAAAGGTGCTTGACCCCGAGTTGCTTGCTTACCTTCGAGAGAACCCTGTAGGTAAAACGGCGTTTATCCTTGCGGGCGGCAACGCACACTTTGCTGGCCTCAATCAACGCGAGTACAACTCCCGCTTGACCTACAACTACAGGTTCTTGCCATTTACGTTGACGCAGGTCTACGCAGGTCGAATTGCCCAGTCCTGTGGCAATATGGATATGGTCACAACCGATGCTAGCGCCTGCGCCTCAAGCCTTAAAGTAATGATGGATGTAGTCAACCTTATCGACTTTT